CGCGAGGCAGTCGTCTTGCGCGGCTGACGTGCGGCCTTTCTCGGTTTTGACTTCAAGGAACGCGATGCGCTTGTCAGGCCCGACCAGCGTCAGGTCTGGCCATCCGGTAATCATGCCTTCCTGCTTTAGCCGCGCGCCCGTGATGGGGTTGCGCCGCGCTGCATTGGGCGAGTGGTGGCAGACCACGCCAGACATGGCCAAGCGGCGCTTAATGGCGATCTGGATGGCACGCTCTGGCGCGGCGCGGGTCATGGGCGTAGCCTTTGCAGGATTGGCGCAAGCAATAAGCCTGCGGCCAAGCCAAAGAGGAAGCCAAGGAATGCGATGGCGAGGGATGGGTCAGTCATGCGCAGCCGCCCTTGCCCGTAGTGCGGCTATGCATAAAGCAAGAGGAACTGTTCGGGCATAACCATTAAAACATGGCCCGGCAAAATCAGGCGTAAGGCGAGCCGCTGGCTTTTCTTTCGATATTAAATCTCCATTAGTGAGATCATATCGCCACCCCTCCGGCACCAGCGTAACCGCTGCGTCTAGGCTTTCCGTATATCGCCGCGCGTGCTGGTGTAAATTCGGACTATCCGGCCAACCAACGCCAGCCGCGATTGCAAAATCCAATTCCCGATCCGGCCCGGCTGCCTGTTCGCAGCGTTCCGCAAGGGCGAGTAATGTGACGAGATCAGTCATTGGTTTGATCCTTCGCGGCGGCAAGCACGGCTTGGGCAAGATGTCCGGCCCACCAAGAGCAAGTTTGCCCAATTCCCGGACGGCTAGTCATTCCACCTGAGCATTCACTAAGAAGCATTGCCGTTGATGTGTTTGGCAACGCGAGATTGAACGCGGCGATAGCGTTGGCCGCTGCATCGCTGGCGCATTTGCAGGGCAAGGCGTGGCAAGCCTCACCATCCAAACACGAGCCATCTTTGATAAACGATACACGCACCGCCTCTGCCGCCTTGTCCAGCGCGGCGCGGATGGGGTCAGTCATTGCCTTCACCTTTCTCTGCCATCGCAGTTATGGATGCGGTGATTTCCCACGCCACCTGCTTAGCGCATTCGTGCGGATCAATTGGCAGGCTGCCATGTTGATGTGCCGTCACAGCGTAATTGCTAACTCGCGCAGCGGCCTTTATCAGCGCATCGCGCCGGGCCTCCTTGATACGCGCATCCACTTCGGCGGGCGTGAGGCAGGGGCCGAGGTAGCCAATACCAAACTCCGCAAGATCGGTTGCGCTACTGCCTGGGTAATCCCCCCATCGCTGATTGTCGCTGCCCCAACGCAGCAAATATGGTTCATGGTTGCCATCTAAAAGCCAATGCCACCCATCCCGCTCCGGGTTCAGCGGCACCCCAGGGCGCGCGGGGTCGGGCCATCCGTTAGGCGCACTTCTTTTCTCTCGCCTTGGAGTGATGCAGTGCGGGCAGAATGGTGGCTGACAAGGTTCGCCGTTGCCGCCGCAACCATACGTTTCGCTCATTGCTTTTCTCCCAGCGCCGCGCGGGCTTGTTCGATTGGCGTGGCCAATACCGCCTTTTTGAGTTTTGCTTCGGCTGGTGTTGGCGCGTTGTAATATGTCAGCACTCCACGCAGCGCCGCCCGCAGCTTTTTGACTTCAGCCTTCAGCGCATCACGCTCGGCGGCGAGAGAGCGGATGGCGGCGGCGGTGAGGTCGTGTTCTGGCGCTTTCATGCCAAGCGTGAACCGCACGAGATCATGCGTTTGCGCCAGCCGTTCCGCTTCTTCTGTGGTGATGCTCATGTCAGCACCGCCAGCGCCAGCGCAGCGCAAACCATCAGTAGCGCCAAAAGCGATTTGAAAATTCGCTCTACCACCCGCTCCAGCTTGAGGATAGCCGTGCGCTGCGCTGAACCGTCATCCTCCAGCCATTCCACGCGCGTTTCCAGTCTTGGCTTTGGCCTGTCGCCTTCTATGGCGGCGCGCAACATCTCCGCGCGCGCTAGTTGTTCATCGCTCATTTCTTCCGTGCCTTCACGAATTTGCATTGTCTTTCTCCATCATCTCTAGGGTTTCGCGTAGCAGGCCCTCCGCATGTGCGGCAAAGCCCTGTTTGATCAATCGCAGCGCTGCGCGGATATTTGCGGCAATGCGTTCATCGCGTGTCCGGTCAGTCATGCGGCTGCCCAATCGAAAAGGCTCTCAGCGGAACGCTCCGCCGCTGCCAGGTTGCGCGATGCTTGCCGGAAATAGCTTTCTTTCAATTCCACTCCGACAAACCGCCGCTTCAGTTTTAACGCGCAAAACCCCTCGCTGCCAATACCCATGAACGGGCTTAAAACCGTATCGCCGGGGTTGCTCCACATGGTGACAGCGCGCGTTGTTAGATCAAGCGGCATTGGGCAGATATGCTTTTCATCTTTGGGATCTCGGGTGGCATTCAAAACATCAGTTTCGCGCGTATCCATCCAAACTGGTGAAGCCCATTGTTGCCACTGATCAAGAGGGAAACTTTCAGGCGTATGCGTGACAGGAACCACCTCCTGGCCTTCGCGCGCCCATTTGCGAAAGATCAAAAGATACTCAGGCAAGCCCTGCCGGCTGAATGTGCTATCGGCCCGCAGTTGCTTGTAAAGCAGGCCATGCGCCTTGGTTTTCGTCATTTCCCGCACAGGGCAGCGCCAGATCGTCACTCGCGAATGAAAAGAAAAACCAGCGTCGGTATGTTCTTTCACAAGCAAGCCCGGAAAATCGCGCAAGCCCGCGTCATGGCCGGTTTGCGTGCGGTAATAAACCAAGTCCTTGCAATGCACGGCTACCAATCGGCCCGGCTTGGTCACGCGGAATAATTCCCGCACCAAAAACCGATACTGTAACGCAAACTCCGCGTCATTGGCGCAGTTTCCCATATCGGCTTCGGAATCATTATAGATGTAAAGCCCTGAAAACGGCGGCGAATAGACCGAAAACCCAACGCTTTCATCAGGCATCTGGCGCACTACATCCACGCAATCGCCATGGATGGCTTGCCAGTTATCGCCTTGGTTGCTTCCCAAACTCACGAAATCCACGATGCAAACTCCCCTTTGTGTGTCGGTTGATATGGAACGCGCACGCCAGCATCCTGCGCCATGGCGCGGCGCATTGCGGATGACATGGCTTGCTTCATCTTGGTATGATCGGCGCTCTTGCGGTCAATGACGCGGCCAATTTGATCCTCACCTTCGGCAACAATCAGATGGCAGTCAACCGGGCGCTGTTGCCCATATCGCCAGCAACGGCGAACTGCCTGATACCAAGCCTCATAGCTAAATGACCGCCCAGCGAAGATCATCGTCGCGCAGTGTTGCCAATTCATGCCGAACCCGGCCACGCTTGGTTTGGTCAAAAGCCACTTCACCTCGCCAGACGCAAAGGCTTCAAGGGTTGCTTCTTTGCGTTCGATCGGATGCGAACCGCGAACTTCCTGGATTTCAGGAATTTCGGCGCGGATGGCATCGGCTTCATAGTCCGTGTCGCACCAAACCACGCAAGCATCATTGGCCGGCATGATTGCCGCGATGGCTTGCGCGCGTGCTTGCGCGGTCTGACGCTTGGTTTCGTGCAGCGTGGTTGCCGATAGATCGCCCATAAAAAGCAATCCAGCAGGCGCGCGAACATCGCCAACGGCCTTGTGGCGATGCACGTTCAACGGCGGCAGGACATACTCGCTGGCATCATATCCGAAATCAGCCGGGGTTTCAGCCATCCGGCACCAAGACGCCATCCAATCCCAAAAGGAATCTTGGGCGTGGCCTTTCAGCCGGTAGCGGCCCATTTCGGTTTGATCGGCAATGAACCAACGCATCAGCATTTCATTGGAAGGCATCACGCCAAGAAATTCCGCATGTTGCCCCAGTTCCATGTGATCATTCGGCGCCGGCGTTGCGGTTGCAGCGCAGCGAAAGCGATGATCACGGAAAGCATCAATCAAGGCGCGCGTTGTCTTTCCGGTGAAGCTTTTCAGGATGCTGCTTTCATCCAGGGACACGGCGCCAAAAGCGTCAAAGTCCAGCCTATCTAGGCGGTCATAGTTGCACACGTTAATGCCTTCGCGGGCATCGGCCTGATCGCGGATTTGCTGCACCTCATAGCCGCGCGCCTTGCCTTCGCGCACGATCTGCGCGGCCACCGCTAATGGCGCCAGGATCAGCGCCTTGCCATTGCTGGCCTCAAGCGCATGATTGGCCCATTCAAGCTGGGCAAAGGTCTTACCCATGCCAGTGTCAAGGAACAATCCAAATCGGCCTTGCCGAAGCCCGAAAGCAACGCAATCGCGCTGATGCGGCTTCAATGCCGGGTGAAGGTCTGGAACTGATGCAAGCCCGGTTGAATGCGCTGCAGGCCGCTTTGCGGCGAGAAACGCGAGATATTCTTCATTCATGCCCGTTGCGCCTTTTTCACAAAAGCCTCGGCATATTGAAACGCCAAATCTGCCGCAGTAGTGGGAGATGGCGCGATATCCCGCACCAAAAGCACGGGCAGCACTTCGCGCGCAATCTGCACCACCACAACGCGGGGCACTTCAGGCATTTCAAGCCAAGGCCAGCCGCCGATAAAATCGCTCATCTCAATCCCTCCACTTGAACGGCTTGGGCATCCCGGCTTCCGCCATCGGCATGTAATAACAGGCTTCATAATGGGCCACACAATAACGGGACGGCCGGCCATTGATCAGCGCAACGGCTGGCGCATCACAATAACAATGCGTGGGGCGTTCTTTGTCTCCCCACAAAGGAAAGCGGCACGGATGGCTGGAAAAGACCGGGCGCTGCGTCAACGGCAAGCGCGGCGCAGCGCCCGGCAAGTTAGCTGCCGGGAGGGAGGAAGGCCCGGCCTCAACCGCGCGTGAGAAAGTCGCGCGGGAGAAAAAGGCGGCACGCATCGGGGGGGTATTGATGCGCGCCGCCTGCGTCCGTGCCACCATGGCACGAATCGCATTCCTTGGCGGTAACTGCAATTCCGCCGCAACTCGCAGGATGCGCTTCCAGCCCATCCCGGCGGCGCGCATAATCTCAGCGTTCCCGGCGCTATACCACATGCGCTGCACCACCTCACGCTGATGTTCCGTAATCGGTGCCACCGGGATGCTCGCCGGGTTTTCGCGCGCCGCAAGCCCCAACCGATGCGCCCTGCCAACGATGCTGTTTTTACTCAATCCCATCGCATCGCCAATCCGGCGCGTTGACAGCCCGGAAGCCCAATGCGCGCGCAGCTGGGCATCCCTCTCGGGCGTCCAAGGGTTTACATATCTA